ATGCCTGCGCCGCCGCCTGACTGTGCGACCCATGCGTAATCGGTGCCGTTCCAAGACAAGACATAGCCGCTTGTCGGGTTGGCTTGGTTTAAGTGGCTGTCGATCTTGGTGTTGGCGTTTCCATCGTGCCAGATGTCATTATTTTTCCAGCGAAAGGTGGTACTAGCTGGGCTGGCGTACAATCCAACTACCCCACCCGAACTAAGTATTTGAAAGGTGTCGCTTCTCCACGTCGAAGACGTATCAGCCTGAACAGTGAGAGCGCCACCGTTTTCGGTAATGACCGTTTCGTCGCCAGATGTAGTGCCCGACCCTTTCAGCGTCAATGTTGCCGAGCCAGTAGAAGGTGCAAAAGTAGCACCGCCGGCGATGTTGACGTCGCCAGCGCCAGTGATGTCGTGGCTGTTGAGGTCAAGATTGCCGCCGAGTTGCGGGGACGTGTCCTGCGAGATGCTTGTGAGACCCGTCCCGCCGCCGGTGCTGCGCAAATCTGTGGTTGCAAAACCTAAGCCATCGGCAGACGTAAAAGTAACCTTACCAGTCGTCCCGTCGTAACTGCCGCCAGTCCAGCCTAGACCGCCTGCACCGGGCGCACCGTCTGCACCGGGCGCACCGTCTGCACCGGGCGCACCGTCTGCACCGGGCGCACCGTCTGCACCAGGCGCACCGTCTGCACCGGCGGGTCCGGGCGCACCGTCTGTACCGGGCGCACCGTCTGTACCGGGCGCACCGTCTGCACCGTCTGCACCGGGCGCACCGGGCGCACCGGCGGGTCCGGCTGGACCTTGTGGCCCCGCTGGGCCAACGGTGCCGCTGTTTGACGATGACGTCGATACCATACCAGTGCCGCCGACGCTGTCGGACGCGCCGCGCCGGATTTGTAGATCAGAGGTGCCAAAGCGCAGGCGGTCGCTGTCTTTTTTGATCTCGGCCAATGCGCGCGTGAACAGGGCGTCGTGATACTGGGCGCGCTGTTCGTCTTGCAGAAACGCAAACGCTTGGTGCAGCGCGCCTTGCAGGTAACAATCGCCGTGACGCGCCAGAACCGTGTTAGTCGGCTCACTGTCGGTAAGTGCGGCGACGCCTTCGTTGTAGACGATTTCGAGCGTCAACCCTTTGCCCGGCGTTGCGAGTAATTCGAGTTGGTTTGCCGTGATAGAGTAGTATGCCAGCTCGTTCGTGACCGCGCTGCGCTTGCGCTCGTCCAGTTGCGACGGGCTGAGATAATACAGCGCTCGGCGTGCGCCGCCGTCAGTATAAGCGACTTCGCGGATGCTGCGCAGATCGGTCGGCAAGCTGACAAATTGCTGGTCCGCAGAAACGGTTAGTTGCGTCGAACGTTCGAGCAGCGCAATGTCAAGCTCGCGGCTCATGCGCTGTTCGGTCAGCGTAACAAACGTGGTGATCTGCGTGGTTAAGTCGTCACGCGCAAGAAAATCCGCAATGAACGATTTAAGCGTGCCATAGTTCTGCATCAGACCTTGCCCTCAGTCGTTCGGAAAAATCGGTTGTCGTAGTCGTTCAACCACTTTGACCAGTCGGCCCAGTTGTCGCGCGTTGGTTTCCCGAATTTTGCAACCAGGTCGTAGTAGAGCACCTCGGGGATGTCGGCGACTTTGCGCCAGTGCTCCTGAGTGCTCCCGGTCCGTGCGCCTTTGCCATTGGCGTTGCGCTGCGCCTTGTTCTTGCTAAGGATTGGATCAGCGCGCTGGATCGAGTAAACGCCCTCGATTGCGCCGAATTCGTTAACGTCGAGTACCGTTTTTTTGTCGGTAGACTGAGAGATGATTTTTCCGGCCATGTCGTGTCTCCCAAAAGGGGAAGGGGGATCCGAAGACCCCCCAACTGCAATTAAGCCGACAGGCTGTAGAGTGCCGCGTGCGCCTTGGGAGCTTTAAACTCCATCGACCATTCGCATGCAATAAACCCACGTTCTCGGTCTCCGTCTTTGGAAAGCGAGGTGGTCGCAAAGTTACGGCCTGGGAGCGTGACAAATTCGACGTGTTCTGGGTCGATCAGGTAAGCGCGGTCGGATGGCATGAACCGATCCACAGTCGCCTCAATACCACCGAAGTCGGACAGGTAGACGCTGACGGCGCCGACGCTGGTGACTTCCTGCGGTGCGGTGTAGTTGATCTGGTTGGAAACAGTGCCGGAAGCGCCTTCGGTCGCGTCGGAGAACTTCTTCTTCTGCGCTGGCGAAAGGAGGATCATGGTTGGCTTGCCGCCCGCCTCAAACGCCGCTTGCATCGCGGTGTCAATCTTAGCGACAGACAGTGCCTCGGCGGTTGCTGCTGCGAAAGCGTCAGCGATGCCGTCAGAACCGGAGTCCGTTGCTGCGCCAGGAAGCGTGGAGCCGTCGCCGTTGTGGGTGCCAGAGGTGAAGTCGGCAGCGTTCACAACATTGGTGATCCAAGACGACAGAGTGCCAGCCTTGCGGGGATCGGATAGCGACTTTACCTGATCGTGGAGCATGGTGAATTCGACATCGCGACGAATTTCCAGACCCTTCAGAACAGACTGGTAAGCGCTTTCACGCGCGCGGCCTGCGGTGCTGATCGCATCCAAGGTGCCAGATACAGCAAACGCTTTGCGCGAAATCTGCATGTGGTTTTGGAACCGGTCAGTGGTGGTCTGGTCGTACGACGTGATTTCGCCGCCTTCGGTTTGCGCGTTTGCGCCCGCCGCAGCCAGCTCCTGCACTTGCCAATCGAAGCTAATCGCGTTGCGAGTGCCTTTCTTGACCGCGCTGTGCAGAGGCACTTCTGACGGGTCAATGCGGGCAATGATGTCGGACAGGTCTTCGCGTTCGCCGACGACGTTCGCGGTCTTATATTCTGCGGTAACGTTGGTAGCCATTGGGCTAGTCCTTTTTTAAGTGCGGCGGGCGAGCAGCGCCTCAACCGCGTCTGTGACTTTGCCCGATTTGCCCAAGCGGTCATAAGCGGCCTTGCGCTTTTGCTGACCTTCGCTTGGCGGCGAAACGGGCGGTTTTTTCTTTACGAGTCTGGGAGCTTTGCGGGCCTTGGTTTTGGCCGTCTGCTGTTTGGTCATTTGCTGGTCGTACAGCCACGCCTTGCGGAAAACCGGCAAATAGCGGGCGTCGACAATTTCGTTGTAGACCTCTTGATCGGAGAACCCAGCTGACTTGGCGACGGTCACGATGCCATCGCGCTCGCGGGCTAACACTTCGGGGTCTCGCCACTCAGGGAGCAACTCATAAGCCAACCGAGTGTTCTGCTCGACCATGGCTTGCTTTGCTTGCGCCTGTTGCTGGCTTAGATCCGAGAGGCGGGCAAATCTGGCCTCTTGCATCTTTTTAAGTTCGAGCAGCGCGTTTGGGTTTTCGCTCTGGAGGGCCGACTCTTGCTCGGGCGTGAGCTGGCTGGCCTGTTGCAGTGCGATTAATTCGTTTTGCAGTGCCGCAGCGGTGTCGCCGTAGGCTTGCAGTTGCGCTGTCGCTTGTCGTTGGGCGTCATACGCTTGTCGCGCCTGTTCTTTGGCGTCAACTAAGCGCTGATCCGCTGCCTTGTCTTTTTGCGCCCTGGCGATGACGCTGTCAAGACGCTCCAAGGATCGCTCACCAAAGACGTTGGTCTCGATATACCACTCACCATCGTCGCCGCGCTGCATCGTTTCGGGCAGCTCAACTAGGGCGTCGTCTTCGATTTCGTCGGCTTCGGGTGCCTCGGTTTCAGTCTCAGCCTCTTGGGCATCATCCGCTGAAAAATCAATTTCCAACTCGCCCTCTTCGACTGTATCCGGCGGCGTTTCGTCCGGTTGCTCTGCCGCTTCAATCTCGGGCTGTTCGGTCGGTGGGGTGTCTTGCGCTGCGGCACGTATCAGATCAACCGCCGCCGTCATAGATAGGGGATCGGCCATTTGTCATCATCCTTTTGATGCGATGTCGGAAACAAAATTCTCGGCAAGCTGACGAAGGCGGCGCGTGGCTTTCCACTCGGCGACCGTCTTTGTCATGTTGTCGATGCTGTCAGACTGCGCAAACGTCGAGAACGCTCGCTCTTTGGCCATGGCCTCAAGCTCAGTGAACCCAGGATGCGCAAGCAGCGCCTGGAAGTGTGCGGCGCGTTCGGCGTCTGTCATTACTGGCCTCGCGGAAGGTTGGCGGAGATGTCAGCGCCGCTCTGGGCCTCAATCCGGCGTAGCTCAAATTCCATCGCCATTTCCTCGCGGCGAAGGTTGAGTTCGGCGGTCATCTTTTCACGCGCAAGCGCAAGCTCCGCCTCTTGCTTGGATTTTTGCAGCTCGTAGTCTTGCTGGGCTTTTTGCGCTTCGGGATCAGGCGCAGGCGGTTGGTCTTGCATCTGCTGCCGCGCCTGCGCAATTTCGTCGTTGCTGGCAAAAAACGCATTCACGTCTTTAAGACCAGACATGCTGGCGAGCTTGCGTAGCGTGCCGAGATAGCGCTCAACCGATACGACCGGGTTTTGAACGCCCATCGTTTGCAGGATCTCTTTCTGGATCGACGCGATCTGACTTAGCGCCATTTGCTTTTCCGTGTCGCGACCAGACCCAATGCCAACGTCAATTTCAACGTCAAGCTCGGCGTCGATTGATGCCGGGTCTACAGATTGCCAGCTGTCGCCGATCTTGAGCAAAAGGGGCTGATCGTAATACTTGAGCGCCAGGTCGAGGATGAGACGCGCCAACGGTCGAATTGCCGTTTCGGCCAGCGTGCGTGCGATCATCTGCACCTTGATCTGACCGCCTTGCAGCGTGGCGTTGACCGCCTCTTTGGTCGTGCTTTGGAGCTGGTCAGGGTCCAGACCCATAGACGCGCGGCTAAACCCAGTGCGGGTGTCGCGGACGTCGTCCATGTACGTCAGAACCGACAAACCTTGCGACATGACTTGCGGGACTTGAAGCGGCTGGACCATGCCAGGCTGCTGCATCCGCACAATGCCGTCAGGGCGGCTGTTCATCAAATCGTCGAGGTTCACGGCCTGGTCAACCACGGCAACGCGCGCGTGGTTCGACAGGTTCATGTTGTCCAAGACGCCGCGCAGCAGACCGGATTTGATCTTTTGGATGTCCATCACCAGCTCAGCGACACTGCGGCCCACCATGCGGTGCGGCACGCGGATCGGTGATCCCACAATGAACGGGCAGAAATCAATCGGCTCGGCTTCGAGGATGTGGTTGCTGTCGCCAATGGCCAGAACGCGGTGACGCTGCTCAACATCGCCGTCATCGATCGGCATGTACGCCTCGACCACGCGGACCATGCTGGAGTAGCGCGGCTCAAGGTCTTTGCCGCCGTCGATCTCTTCGTGGCGCGTGTCGGTTTCTTCCTCGGACCAGCCCTCGCCAAGACCGGCATGTTCCTCGACCGTTTCGCGGTCGTAACCCATAGCAACCAGCTCGCCGACCGTCATGTAAGTCCGGTGCGCTAAGAAGCTGGCGTCCATCACGCTTGTCGCTTGAGGCGAAAACAGGAATGTTTCCGGCGGAATGACGTCAATGCAGATTTTCGGCTTTGGCGTGATCTTGCGGACTTTTACGGACGTCAGCCCGGTCGTTTCGTCCACCTCGCTCTCAATGATGTCAAAACCACCATCCAGCAGCGCCGCGAGTTGAGCGTCGTCGGCTTCGAAAGTCTCGACTTCTTCGACGCTGTTATCCTCGTAATAGACCTTGAGCACGCCCGCCTTGAACAACAGGCCATCGGTGATGAAGTCCGACAAGACGGTGAAGCCGTCGTTTTGGCTCGCGAAAATATGGTTGACCAGGGCGGTCGCGGCGTCGGCTTTGGCGACGTCATCGGCATTGCGCGGGACAAAGCGCACGATCTCTTGGCCGCGATAAAAGGTTTCGAGCAGCGACGGCAACAGGTAATGCACCGTGTCGCTAACATCGGTCGAAATCACCGCGCTGCGGCCAGACGGCACCTTATTAAAGGGCTTGCCCAAGTAGGCGCGCTGGGCCTGAATGCGGTCGTGCGCAAACTGCGTGTCCGCGTAATTTACGGCCGCCGAGATTTCGTCGTTAAGGCGACCGCGAAGATCGTCGTTTTTCATTTGTCGGTCTTTCTGGGTCTGCCGCGCCCGCGCTTTGGCTTAGCCGCCGCTTGTTTTGGCTCGGCTTCGGGTTTCTTTTTTGCGGGGCGTTTGCGAAATTGTACGTACACTAGCCAGCCTTACCTGTTTGTGGTTGGTTATTTAACATTTCGAGGCGGTTTTGCCAAACCAGCAGCCTTTTGATCTGCTACGTACTGCTCGACCTCGTCGGGGCGCATGGCGCGAAATTTCTGCTTGAAACGTGCGGACAGCTTGTCCCGACACAGCAACGCGCGCTCTTTAAGCTGATCGCGGTCAAGAATTTCCGCCGCGCCCTTGTCACCCACGCAAGCGCGGTCGCCGTTTTCGCTGACAAAATAGAATTTGTAATCGATGCGCGCCCAGGCGGGCAGATCAGACGATCCAGTCATCATTGTAATCAATCGCTTTGTTGTGCCTGTATCCACCCGCGTTGCCAGCGCGGGCGGCGTTGCTCGCAAACGTCAAAACGAGCGCGTCGGCCAGGTCGGGCGATTTGTGGCCGCGCCGCTTCATCTCGTCTTTGCTCTCAACCTTCATCTTGCCGGAGCTGAGAAACGCAAATTTTGGCGCGCACAGCTCACCGATCAGCTTGTCATCTGGCGGGATGACGCAGTCGCGGTTCTCGAAAAAGGCGCGGGTTTTGCCCCACAGCTCATCGCGTAATTTATTGTATTTGTTGCCCAGCGCCGGGCTTTCGGAGACGTTTACGCCTCGGATCTGCGGGCCTAGCTCAATCTCGCGGAGACGATCCACGACCCCAGCGCCCAACCCAATCACGTCGATTAGGATCTCGGCAGGGCGCTCGCTGTAGGGCGTGGCGTCGTATTCCTGGATCACCATGCCGACCGTCTGCATCGTGTCCATGTCCTGCCACGACTTAACCGGCTCGATCAGCTGATTGCCGCGCCGCTTCGCCAGGGCCGTGCGATCTGACCCAAAGCGCGCCACGTCAAGGCCCCAGACCGGCGCAACGCCAAGCGTCGGCTCGACTTCGCGCGAGGCTGCCGCTTCGACCAGGTGGCGCGGGATCAGGCTGTCGCTGTCGCCGGTTGGGAATTCTCCTAATACGCGAACACGGTATGCGTTGGACTCGTCGCCGTATTGGGAGGCCATGTCGGCGATGAATTGGTCTTGCACGTAATCGGCGTCTTCGGAGCTGACGGTTTGTCTGGCCCAGCGGTCGGCGTTTTTGCTGAATGCGTCGAAGAAATAGCCCTGCGCTCGGGTCGGGTTGCCCACCATGATGATCTTTGCGCCAGCGGTCGAAAGCGCGCCCTGGGCCGTCTCGAAGATGATTTCCGGCACGCCCGACGCCTCGTCAACAACGAATAAAAGGTTTTCGGCGTGGAATCCCGCGAGGGCTTCGGGCTGGTCGCGGCGGGCAGTACGGGCAACGGCAAAGCTGTCCTCGCCGCCGATCAGCGTGATCTTGTCGGATTTGATGTCGAGCTGGCTGGCGAAAGCGTCATTCATGCGGCCATGCCATTTGCGGATTTCGGACCACAAGACATCGTTAAGCTGGCTCGCGGTGTTCGCGGTGACGGCGACCTTGACGGGGTAACGCGTCGAGAGAAACCACAGGATGGCCCAAGACAAGAAAGCCGTTTTGCCGACGCCGTGGCCGGATTTGACGGCGACGCGGTCGTTGTCGCGGAGGTTTTCGAGTGCGCGCTTTTGCCAGCGCTGCGGCGTCGCGCCGATGACCTGCGTGACGAATAACGCCGGGTCGTCGCGGAGCTTGGCGAGGTATGTTTGCCAGTCAGACATGGCGAAACCTCAAAAAAATGCCCCGCCGGGAGGCGGCAGGGCGAGTTTGTCGTTTTTGGAGTACGACCGGAGAGAACTTATTTCGCGTTCCGTGCGCAGATGCGGGGCGTTTTTGACCGCAATGAAAAAAACGCCCCGTACCGGGAGGAAGCGCACAGGAGGAACGCTAAAAACACTGTTACCGATTTGTAGTCGGTAATCAAGGGCCAAAATGCTCGCGGTAATGGTCTGGACGCATTTTCCGGTATGTTTCGCGCCAACGCTCCACCGCGCCAAAAGTAAACAGGCGCGCAACCTCGGGGTCTTCCTCACGAAATGCGCCAAAAACCTCCACCTCGGCGTCCGTGACAAACCGCGATTTGCCGGTGCGCAGCTTGTGCGCTTTGACCAGCTTGCGGAACGCGCGAACCGTTTCGGCCGCAAGGATCTCATCGGCGAGAGCGTGGTAAGACAACGCGACCGCCTCGCGGCGCAGGCGAAACGCCGTTTCGTAAATGCGCTGGCCCAAGTCAGCCGCGCGATCTGGCGAAATCGTCTTTTTACGGCCCGACCCAGCGCGCGCGCCGCCATGGCCTCGGCGCTCACGGTAGCTCAATGTTTGTGACATCAATCGAATTCTCCATCATGTTGGGGTTGTCGGTCTGGTTCGCGGCGATAAGCTCGGACAGTACGAGCGCATTCCAAACGATCGCGTCGGTGTGTTCGAGGCCATGCGCCATTGCGCCGGGATCGTCAGAGTCGGCGGTTTGACCACCACACAAAGCGAGCGCGTGGCGCATCAGCGCGTCGAGATAGGCGTCCACTGTGCCGTTGCGCCAGTTTTGATCGCCGTATTGCGCCGCGCCGAAGTCGTTGCGCTCCATCGCTTTGAGAAGGCAATCGTGGCCGGGCAAACGCGCGAGGCGTGACCAGCGGGGTTTACCCGTGTTGTTTTTGCGAAAATTTTCGGAAGGCATGGGGGTGTCAGTGCTTTCGGATTTAGGGGAGGGGGGGCTAGGGGGGGTATCATATTATATCGGCCCCCCGCGATTTCGCGGGCCGGGGGGGGGTCTAGCCGTCCTTGCGCCTCTCGCGCCTGGCGGCGTGCTTGCGGCGGCTGGCGGCTGACTGCTTCGCCCCTTTGATCAGCCGATCGGCCGCTTCTCCAGTAGTCATAGTCGCAGAGGAAGAACCGCCATTGCCGCTAACCCGCTGATGCGTAATGGTTTTCGGGGCGGGCGTGGCGTCGATCTGTCCGACATCGGACGACTCGCCCTCGATCACCCGCGTTTGCGCCATCTCACGAAGTGCCGATGCGAGCGTGACCTCGCCCTTCACTTCAACGTCGAGCTTCTCGGTCCAGCGGCCCTGGGTCTTGAGGTAAAACATCAGCGACGGGGTGTCGCCGTCGAGCGCCTTCTGAACCAGAGTTTGCGCGACTTTGCCTATGGTATGGCTTCTACCTTGATTATAGATTTTCATGATTTCCGCATCTTCTTTGCGCATCGCAGCAAAGTTGTCCTGACTGATCGCAAAGTAATCGGCGACCTGATCCACGTTGAGCAGGCCAGCGAGCCGACGCAGCTGGTCGAGTTCTTCGACGGTCAGCTTGCGACGCGCTCCAAATTCTTTGTTCGTCTTGACGGTCATGCGGTTAATATACCCAAATCAAACTGGTTTGTCATTTGTATCTGCACAGCCCCGCACCTTTCAGTTGCATAAGTCCATGTAACCCACGGCGCGCGCGGGACAAACGGGACAGACAGGACAGACAATTCGGCCCCCAATATTTTTACACTAGATATCATTTTATCTATAAAAAAAGTTTCGCTCTATATACGTCTGTCCCCGTCTGTCCCATTAAGGTAATTTACCCACCATTGCGCGCAAATCACACCACCTCGCAACCTCAACGCGATCAGAACAAGGCATCCGTCTCACCGACCTTCCCGACGAAATCATCCGCCCAATCGCTTTTATTCGCGTTATTGGTGTAAAACCGCCGGCGCTTGCCGTCGCGATGGGCGCGGTCAGCCTTCCACCCCGCGCGCTTCAGCTCGTTTTTCAGCACGTGGTTCGGCAGCCTGGTCCCTGCGATCTGGTTGCAAACCGTCTGCATATCGCCCGCCGCGACGCGCACCCCATACATATACGCATCAGCGACTCGCTCATTCAGCGTCGCGGCCCAGTCGCTCGTCAACGAATCCTGCACGGTATCCATATCGAGCCGCCACGCCCGATTGGGCAGCTCGGCGCAATGCTCATCCCGAAGCCAACGCGCCAGGTCAGCCAGGCCCTGCGCCGTAAAGCACTCATCAACGAACGCATCGTAAAACCCCGGCGGCAGCGCCTCCGTCGCCGCGCAGGTGATAACGGCCAAACGACGCTCGTTACCATCGACAACCAAGCCATCCAGGTGGTTACTCAGGAATAAAAAACGGCAGAAATTGGAGACCGACATTTGCGAAACGCCCTTCCGGTTCAGGGACAGCGTTGGCTCGGTGATCATCGACTTGAGCCGCTCCATAGCGCCAAACCGCCCGGCGTCACCTCGGTCCGACGTCTCATGCACGCAGACAAACGCCTTGCCCGTCAGCACGTCGCCGGGAAATGGCCCGATCAGACCATCGATCCCGCCAAGCGACACGCTCGCCTCATCACCGTACAGCTCGCCGACCAGGTTGCCGATCAGCGACTTGCCCGCGCCCTTCAGGTCCGAAATGATGAACAGCGCAAACTTCGCGCGCTCCGCTGGGTAAAACATCCCGCGCCCGATCCAGTTGCACACCTTGTCCGCCACCTCGGCCCGATCGTCACACAAAAACAGCAACAGCTGCCGCATCAGGGCCACCGCGCGCGATGTGCTTGGGTTCGCGCCCTGGTCTGCGATGATCCGCGCCCGATACTCGCGCCACAAATTTAAACAGTTCGCCGCCGTCACAAGCGGCTGGTCCGGTGCCATAACATAATCGTGCAGCTTGAATGCCTCGCCATCCGACAACCACCGCTTGGCAAACGCCACGCGCTTTTCCTCGCCGTCATCGGTCGCCTCAACCGCGAACAAGTGCGAATTGGTGAGCCGCCACGTCTGTTGCGTCACCTCGGTGCGCGTCGACAGCCTGACAAACCGCCCGCTGCTTTCGATCAGCGCCCAATCATCCCGCCAGGTATCATAATCGAGCGGCCGCCCCGCCACGACCGGCGCAAACCCCTTCGATCGCGCCGACTGTATAAAATATTCAAATTCCGCCCGCGTCTCCGCATCAGAATAACCCTCTAACCGCAACGCTATGCCGCGCTCGTATATCTGCGCATCGCTCCACCCGATCGCGACCCATCGCGCCACAAGCTTAAGGCAGTTCGAGTTCCAATTATCGCCAGCCCGCGCCGCCGCCTCCCACTCTGCCCAATCGCCGCGCCCGTCCATCATTGACGGCGTCACAACGTCCGCAGCCGCCAGGTCGGCCAGGTCGGCACCACTAGCCACCCTGATCGCTTCTTGGGCCTCAGCGACCGCCACAACCACGTCACGCCGCGCACAGTCCGCCGCCAGATCCGCCAGATCGGCCAGCTCGTAATCCCGCGACCACGCTTCAAACCGATCCAACACCTCGCATTGGACTGGTTCGGCATATTTTCGATTCATCGACCCCGGCAGCCGCATCACGCGCGCTCGGTTCTTGACCGCCTCGTCACCCGCGCAGATCGTCGCCAACCGCGCATTCACCGCCTCGACCGTATCCAAGTCCCTGTCTGGTTCAGCAAGCCGCCAATACGCATGCACGCCGCCGCCGCTATACACGATCGCACTCGGCGCAAACGGCAAACTTCGCAGTGCGTCTGCCACACCCTCCGCCGCTTCGCGGATCTCTCCCATCGTAACATTTGCGATTGCGCCCGACTTTTTGAGTGTGTGGTCAATCAAGTCGATGTCGATCCACGCAGCCGGGGCCAGCGCCGCATCGTCGTTGCCCATCGCCCCGCCCAGACCGACCACGCCCGCACAGACCGAAAACGTCGCCGTGCCTTCCTGCCGCGCCAGATCCGGCACCAGCGGCAACTCATCCGCAGCGCGCCACGCCGACCGCGTTGGCGACCCAATCAGCCGCAGCTCAATCGCCATGTCGTCGGGCAACCCATGCCCCCACAGCGCCGTCAAAAATTCCCCCGCCAAGCTCACAGACGCACCTCGCCGCTGTAGACCCGCACAACCATTTGATAAAGTGCGTCACGCGTCACCTGGTCGGGGATCGCGTTAAACATTTGCGCCAGCGACAGCATGCGCTTGGGCGACTCCCGCAGATCTGGCGTTTTGACGTCATCCAGGCCCCAAAGCATTTCGCCGGGCGCGACGCTCAAATACGCGCACAGCTCAACAAACCGGCTGATTGGCAGTTTGTTTTGCCCCCGCATGTATTTGGACGTTTGGTTGACGTGGACGCCCAAATGATCGGCCATCGCTTGCAAGGTCACGCCTTGGCTGCGCCGGATCAGATCCAGTCGCGCCGCAAGTTCAACCTCGGGCGCTGTGATCGCCTTCATCCCCCTTGGGTTCTTCCGGGTCGCCATCAGCTTTTGCCGGTATTCGTCTGTCGGCGGTATGATTTCAACCATTGCTTCCTCGCATCAAAAAAAGCGGCGGAGCCGAAGCCCCGCCAACACCAAAAACCGACAAACCCATTTGTCGTCGGTTTTCCTGATCAAAACGGAATGTCGTCATCAACGTCACGCGCCATACTCGCACCGCTCGGCTTGCCCGGCACAACCACACCCGACGCCGCCATCGCGCTTGCCCCGGCACCACCGCCGCCTTGAGACGGCCCGCTCGGCAGGGCAAACATGCCAACGCTGGCCTCCGGCGTCGGGACGCGCTCGCCCAACGTCTCGCATGGGCTCATGTCAAACCCAGGCTCAATCGCCTTGACCGTGCCGTCGCTTTTGACCATGCCGACCAGCTCGTACAGGGGAATTTTCACGCGCCCAGCGACTTT